CGCAGGGTACAGCGGCAGGGCAGTGGAGCGCGAGAAAGGCACAGCTTCTCGCCAAGAAGTACAAAGAGAAGGGTGGAGGCTACAAAGGATGAAAGCCCCGCAGCAAAGCCTGAAGAACTGGACGCAACAGAAGTGGCGAACCAAATCAGGCAAGCCTTCAAGCAAAACCGGTGAACGGTATTTGCCGGAGAATGCAATTAAGGCGTTGAGTCCTGCGGAGTATGCGGCAACGACGAAGGCGAAGCGGGCAGGTAAGGCATCAGGTAAGCAATTTGTAAAGCAACCGAAGGGCATAGCCCAGAAGACTGCGAGGTTCAGATAATGGCTAGTAACTTTCCAGACCTGAATAAAGACGGCAAAGTAACGCAAGCGGACATCCTGCAAGGTCGAGGTGTTAAGCCCATGAAGAAGGGCGGTTCCACCGGCAAGTGGATACAAAGCGCTATCAAAAAGCCCGGCGCGTTGCGCGAACAGCTAGGTGCCAAAGCAGGCAAGCCCATCCCCGCCAAGAAACTGGCAGCGGCTGCTCAAAAACCGGGGAAATTGGGCCAAAGAGCAAGACTCGCTCAAACTTTGAAGAAAATGGGCAAGAAGTAAATGGCGTATACCACCGACACAACTGATTTCAACCCGACACTCAACGAGTACTTCGAAGAAGCGTTTGAGCGTTGTGGTGTTGAGATGCGCACGGGCTATCATTTTAGGACGGCACGGCGTAGCTTGAATCTTTTGATGAACGAGTGGGCAAACCGCGGTGTGAACTTGTGGACGATTGAGCAAGGCTCAATCAACATGGTGCAAGGACAGACGACCTATGATCTCCCTGATGATACTGTTGACCTACTTGAGCATGTTATTCGTACACAATCTGGTGACGTGCCCAACCAAACTGATCTGAATATCACGCGTATCTCCGTCTCAACTTACTCCACTATCCCTAACAAACTGGCGCAAGGCAGACCCATTCAGGTGTGGATTAACCGCCAAAGTGGGCAGCGCGTAGGGTCAAACACTGGTGATATAGCGCATCCTCAGATTAATGTTTGGCCTGCACCGGATCAAGGGACACAGGCAAATCCATACTACGTGTTTTACTACTGGCGTCTTAGGCGCATATTTGACGCAGGAAACGGTGTGAATGCAGTGGACATCCCGTTTCGTTTTACCAATGCGCTGGTTGCGGGGTTGGCATACATGCTTTCAATGAAGTTGCCGGGCGTAGATGGCATGCGCGTTCAGGCGTTGAAACTGATGTACGACGAGGCATGGGATTTGGCAGCAGGTGAAGACCGCGAAAAAGCCGCGGAACGTCTGGTGCCACGACAGATGTTTATTACGTAATGGGTAACAGGTTTGCGTCAGGTCGGTTCAGTATTGCGGAGTGTGACCGCTGCGGTCAGCGCTACAAGCTGAAAGAACTGAAGAAGCTGGTCATCAAGACCAAACAGGTAACGATCAAGGTTTGCCAGACCTGTTGGGAACCGGATCAACCGCAGTTGCAGTTGGGTATGTATCCCGTGGACGATCCGCAAGCGGTGCGGGAGCCACGTAGAGACAACAGCTATATTCAGTCCGGCTACACTGGACTACAGACGTTGGCAAATACTGCGCCTGTGTTGTTGTCAAATGGCACACCTTCTGGCGGTAGTCGTATTATTCAGTGGGGATGGGCACCGGTAGGTGGGGCAAGAGCAGACGATGCAGGGTTAACACCCAACTATTTGGTGGCGCAGACAACTGTGGCAAACGTAACAATAAACTAGGAGTACAGCATGGACAGGAAGCAGGTGAAAAGAATCGCTGACCAAGAGGTAAAAGCGCATGAGAAGCGCATGCACAAGGGCGCTAAAAGCATGAAGAAGGGCGGTCCGACTTCGGAAGATCGTATGCGCTTGGGCCGCAATCTGGCACGTGCTGCCAGCCAAAAAACCGGTTGAGGAGCAATCATGGTTAAGAACGGCATCAAACAAGTGATGGCAGCGGCGTCGAAAAGCGAGTCAGGTGCTAAACGCCTAACGCAGATCAACCCGTCAGTTGATGGCATTAGTAAGGGCAACTATCCGGAGATCAAGACTTCCGGCATCAAGATTCGTGGTACAGGTGCCGCAACTAAAGGCATCATGGCGCGTGGACCGATGGGCTAAGCATGACATATACCGAGCTTGTTAACGCGATACAGGACTACACGGAAAACTACGAATCTACGTTCGTAGCGAATATTCCTGTCTTTATCCAGCAGACCGAAACACGTGTGTACAACACGGTTCAAGTGCCTGCGTTGCGTGCAAACAAAACCGGTATTTTGTCTACCAACAACAAGTATCTGTCTGCGCCAAGTGACTTTTTGGCTGTGTATTCAATGGCAGTTATTGAAAGCTACGGCACCGCTAATGAAACCTACCACTACTTGTTAAACAAAGACGTGAACTATATCCGTGCCGCGTACCCTACTCCGGCAGATACCGGATTACCGCAGTACTACGCCATCTTTGGTCCAGCAACAACAAGTAACGTGGTGACAGATGAGCTGTCATTTATTTTGGGTCCAACACCGGATGCGGCGTATACGGTGGAGCTGCACTACTACTATTACCCGGAGTCAATTACAGTTGCGCCAGATGGTCGTACATGGTTAGGCGACAACTATGATCCGGTACTGCTGTACGGCGCGTTGCGTGAGGCCTACTTGTTCATGAAAGGTGAACAAGATTTAGTTACCAATGTTGAGGCCAAATACAACGAGGCCATGGAACAACTAAAACGTTTGGGCGATGGTATGGAGCGTCAAGATGCGTACCGTAGCGGTCAAGTTAGGGTTCCGGTGACGTAATGACTATTCGGCAAGGGTTAACAACAAGCTTCAAGCTTGACATGGTAAATGCAAGGCAGAACGTTGCGTCTGACGCGCTTAGCATGGCGCTCTACACAGCGTTTGCAGACATTAACGAGAATACAACGGAGTATTCTGCAAACAATGAAATTAGCGGCACGGGTTATACCGCTGGAGGGCAGGCACTATCTAACGTTACGGTCAACTCAACCAGTAATGGCGTGGTGTATATCAGCTTTTCCAACCCGGTATGGGACCCAGCGCAGTTTACAGCACGTGGGGCTTTGATCTACAACACCACAAAAAGCAATGCGTCGATTGCTGTATTGGATTTTGGGTCTGACAAAACGCAGGCGGGCAACAACACATTTACGGTAACTTTACCCCCTGACACGGCGTCAAGTGCGCTGATACGTATTAATTGAGGAGTAGCTATGAGCATTGAAACTTCTAAATCCAGCGAAACCGTGAATAGCGCTGTTGAGCGTAAGACTGGCTTTGCTGAAAACGCGTCCGCAGGTGGTGTATTCACCGTAACGTGTTTTGATAGTAACGGTAACGAAAAGTGGGTTGAGATTGCACCCAACCTTGTGGTTAACACAGGGTTGCAGAACATGAACACTCAGTTTTTTACAGGTTCTACCTATACGGCTGCTTGGTATATTGGGTTGGTTAATGGCACTTCTGCTAGTACCACGTTCTCTGGTGGCGATACGTTGGCTTCTCACGTTGGTTGGGGTGAGAACACTAGTTACACTGGCAACCGCAAGGCAGCCACGTTTGGCGCTGCTACGCTGGCAGATCCGTCCAACATCAACAACGCATCCTCTACTGCGTCGTTCACGATGAACGCCAACGCAACGATTTCTGGTGCGTTCTTGGCGAACGTAGCAACGGGTACATCAGGGTTGCTGTTCTCGGTATCTGACTTCCAAACGCCGGGTGACCGTACGGTGGTGAGTGGTGACGTTCTAAACGTGACCTACTCTTTCAACCTTGATGCGACTTGATAGGAGCTGAACATGTACAAGAAGGGCGACGTTGTGAAGCTCAAGGCAGTTGTGCCGCAGGGTCCGATTGCCTCTATGAGTATGGATGAAGATGGCAACGTGTGGTGCCTGCTGGAGTGGACGGGCGACGATGGTCAGGTTCATTCCCGCTGGTTTAAGGCTGATGAGTTGGAGTCTGCGGAGTAATATGTGGCAATCGTTGATGGCGGATTTAGTAGTGGCACATGGGGCGAAGCCGGTTGGGGCTGCTCGGTCTACTATCCGCTCATCTCGAACGCTGGCTGGGGTAATGGTCCATGGGGATCAGATGGCTGGGGGCTTGGTAACGGCGGGTTAATTACTGCGTCTGATAGTGTCAACGTAGCGGCAACACCGCCGATAGCAGCGACAGTATCCGAGTCAGTACAGCTAGTAGACATAGTAAGTGCCGCGCTGAATGCGACGGCGGTGATAACAGAATCGGTAGTAGCGGCAGATCAGGTATTTAGCGGTCTGGCATTTTCCAGCGCTATAGCCGAAGCGGTAACGGTAAGTGATGCTGTCAGCAGCCTGGTCATATTCACCAACTCGGTATCCGAGTCGGCAGCGGCGAAAGACACGGTAGCATCGCAGGCAACGCTGGGTGCGTCGGTACGAGAGACAGCCAATGCTAGCGATACTGTCAGGATGTTTGTGACGGTTGAAAGAAGCGTGAGCGAGAGCGCTAATGCTTCTGAAACGGTATCTGGCGGTCTTGTATTTACAAGTGTTGCAAGCGAAACTGCCAATGCGTCGGTTGAGGTAAAGAGCGGGTTTGGTATATCAGGGGCAATATCTGAGTCTGCGGCGATAGCAGACACGGCGAATGTCACCAGAATCACTGTTGCATCGATTGAAGAATCTGTATCTACACAAGACATGTTCAGCGCGTTGGCGCAGTTCATGGTCAAGATTACAGAGGACACGACGGCGGCAGACACAGATAATGCAGAGGCCGACAATGATGTATTTAGTACAGAAAGCGCAAGAGCATCGGATGTTGTCAGTTGCAGGTATCTGTGGGAGTTGATTGATGATAGTCAGACGGCAGACTGGGTGGAGATTAACAACCCGCAGTCACCAGGCTGGGCAGATTTGAGTACGACAGACAATGCAAGCTGGACGCTCATAAACACCATTTAGTAAGGAAAGATCATGGCAAGTACATATTCCCAGCTAAAGATCGAGCTGATAGGC